AAGAATGACAATTTTTCCATCAATGTTAGCGCGAATCTTGTTGTTCAGGGTTTCGCCACCAAGGCGAGACATAAGCTCAAGTGCGTTCATTCAATTCTCCATAAAGTAAAAGGGACTCCGAAGAGCCCCTTTATTGTGCCACCAATTAGGCGCTGAGAACAGCGCCCCAGTTTTCGTCACCTAAGCTGATGTAAGCACCAGACATGTTAGCGGCCAAAGCCTTAGAAGCATTAGCAGAACCGTTGTTGATTTTGCCGCCAGTTGCAGGGTACACGTTTAGTGCAACGCCAGAACTATTAACAATATAAACAATTTCGCCAAGACCGTAGCCAGTAGGCAACTTTACGCCGTCGCTGGCATTGCCAGTAGTGACGTAGTTAATAGCAGAATTCAAGACAGTAGCACCGGCTTGAGTTTGAGTAGTACCAGCTGTTACAGCTTCATAGCCGCCAACCGCACGACCAAATTGAGTCGAATAAGTCATTTTAAATCTCCAAAATAAAAGTTAAAAACGGGGGCCGAAGCCCCCAGTTCCTTAGCTGGCGGAGCCAACGATAGCAGTGACCAAGGCTTCTGGCTTAACAGTCTTGCGACCGTACACCGCCAAACCACGGACGATATCGCCGAAGTCAGTCTGGTTACGCAAAGGCTCAGTCTTGTTCACGGTCATGGCGAAAGACATTGCTGCCTTAGTACCAGCGACCATCAAACGACGAGCTTTAGCGCTAGCCACAGCACCGCCGGTGGCGGGATCAGTCAAACCAGCTACCAAAGCCTTGCCTGCTGCGCCGCGTGGGAGCAAGTTAGACACGTAAACTGTGAAACGATCCAACATACCGATCTTGCCGCTACGGATGGTCGACTGAGCGTCGCCAGTAAAGTAGGCTTGAGCGATGTTAGATTGCATCAACAGGTGACGGTCGAAGGGGCTGATAATCAACCAACGGCCATCTTCAGGAACGTTCTGCTCGTCCAAGACTGTAGACATGCGCAGGATACCCTTCAACACGTTTTCAGGAGTGGCTTGGTCGATAGGAGTTACGTCAGTGCCCAAGTTGTAGGCAGCAGAAATAGCACCAGCAGTAGCGCCTTCGTTAGCAGCAGCAGGGCCTTCAGTGACCATGTTGTTGAAGAAAACTTCGTTTTCAATAGAGATTTTCAACTGCTTGGCAGCGTCTTCTGTGAACATGTTCATCAAGTTCATGTCGGACTGGTATGACAAAACGTCGTTCACTTGAACGCCGAAGTACTTACCCTTGTTCACTTGCATATCTTGGAAGATAGGAGTGGGGACTTCGTAAGACAAGTTCTGGCCAACAGTGTAGTCAGAGATGCTGATTGAAGGAGCCAAACGGATACGGATGGTATCGCCTTGGTTCTTCAACTCGCCTTCGTAATCGGTGTTAGCGATTTCAGACAACATTGTGTTTTGGTAAAACTTGGCCAGCAATTTGCCAGACCACAGGGTGGGGATAAACGCACCGGAGTACGATGTGCTCGTATTAAACGGAGCTTGGACGGGATATACAGCAGCCATTTTGGCCTCCTAAAAAATAACAGGTTGGGTTTCAACGCTGTAACACGGATCACGCAACTACGCGACCTTCCATGTATGCAGCATCAATTTCAGCTTCAAGTTTCTTTGCCGCGTCGATTTGCCCTTTAGTCCCCAAGTCTGTTGCTTTACGAAACATCTTTTCAATGTCAGCGTTGCTGTAGACCTTGCCTTTTGGAGAGGCACTGGGGGCGCTTGAGGCACCACGATTTGGCTGAATTTGACGTTCAAGTTCGTCGGTTTTATCGGTTTTGCGCTCCACGGGGGCAATGCTCTGTTGGAACATCGTTACGTAGTGTGCAACTCCTTCAGCGTCGCCTCGGTTAAACGCTTGTTGTGCAACAGTAGATCGTGGCGCTCTGAGTAACGGATCGACTTCGTTTAACCACGCAATCCATTTGGGATCGGCGTTAATATCACTAAAGTTCGGCACCAAACGGTACAGACGTTGCTCAAAACTTGCTTCAGATACCTGAGTACCGGTCGTGTTCAACTGCTCGCGCAACTGCTCATTCTCGACTCTCATGGCGTCTAATTCGCTACGAAACTCTGCTGCCACTTCGCGGGCAACCTTGCGTTGGACTTCAATTAAGTCCTCGCCAAATGCTTGAACATCAGCATCCGTAACCAACTTCTCAGCAACTGCAGGCTTCTTCGTCTCGACTGGTTTGGTTTCTGCGGCTTTTCGGAGGGTATCCAATTGAGCCTTAAAATCCCGTAAGTCGGCGTGTAAGCGTGGCACTTCGGCGTCATATTTGCCTTTCAGGGCAATATAGCGGCTCTGCCATGTTTCTTCAGCTATAACTGGTTCTGTCGGTTCTGGCTTTGTTTCAACAGGTTTTTGCTCCGCAACGGCGGGTTCAGGTGTCGAAGTATCAGCTGGAGGGTCTTCTGTAGTCTGCGGCTCCGGGTTCGAAGGCGCTGTATTTTGACTCTCAGCTATTTGTTTTTCGATCTGTTCCAGTTCACGTAATTGAGCTTCTACTTGTTTCGGCAATGCCATTTTAAATTTCCTTTAAAGCGCCAACTCTGCGTTTCAGGCGTCGGGGTTACCGGTGTGCCGTCCAACATAATGGTTTGCTAGGACTACAAAATCGGGTCATTTAAATCCAATAGAGCACCGTGTTCTTCTAGCTTGCAACGATATAACGCTTGCACATGCTGTCGATCGGGCTTTTGGCCTATAAAAATCTTCATATGTTGATTTTATACCACTGCTCTTTTAAACAGTCAACAAAAGTTTTTAAATTCCGTTAGGGCGTGGTGACATCATGTTACCTTCGCGCCCGCCTACTTGACTTCCGTCAGGTAGCGTATTTTGTGGAGCAGGGCCTTGTGTCATGCCGGGAGCAGCCGGTGCGCCGGGTGCGCCACCCTGAAGTTCATTGGCAATCATTGCTAACTGTTCTTGAAGTTGCGCATTCTGCTGCTGCAAAGTTTGCATAGCTGTTAGCGTAGGACGATCAGGAACAATACGATTAACGTTGCCGCTTAAGCTGCGAGCTTGCTCGCGTAAGAGTTCGGCAGCGCCATCCATACCAACGATCTGCTGTGCAACAGGGCTGTTAAGAACAAGTTGCAAGAACTCGTTGCGACGAATTGCTTCGGCTTCTTTAACAACCAAACTAGTCGCGCCTTTAGCTACGGCTTTGACGTCGCCGATTAAATCGGGGTCTTTGCTGTAACGCAAATTGTCTTGGTACAAACGCTCAATCGACGGAACAATCACAGAGCGATCAATGTTGCTAATAACCTGCTTGATGCCCTTACCAGCGTTAGAGATCAACATGGACAAGCCAGATGATGTACGTCCTGCGCCGGGTGTGTTCTCGCCAGTCATGTAACGAGGAATCATGGTGTCTTCATCAGCGCGGGCAGAGAACTTCTCAAACACTGCCATCAACTCATTGGCGTTGCTGTTTGGCTGATAAAACGTCAGCGGCTGTGAGCCGTCATTAAACTCAGAACTCTGAAACTGCCAGATTTTCCATGGGTGCATTTCAGTGATATCTTCGCCGGGCGGTAAGCGCGAAACATTTACACCCACCTGCGGGCCAGAGGAGATACCCATGTTGTTTGCTAAAGCACGAGCTGAAGCGTTTACCATGTTCTGGGAATCACGGCACAAGTCCGCAACGCCTTTACCAGCAACGGCTCCGGGCACTTTCTCGTATGAAGTAACGTAGTATGGTTTGCGACCCAGAGGGTCGTAGTTTAGCACGGCGCGAATCACGGTAGAGCCTACCAACCATACTTCGCATGGGTAGCTCAAATCAGGATCGGGAATCTCTTTTGCAGACAAGCCCCAAGTGAGCAAGTCACTGCCTTTTACACTGTCCCACATCTGCAACGCATCAATCAGGTCAGTTGTAAAAATAGTCTGCGTTGTATCTTTGCCTTCGGCCGTAGCCTGCGCACTATCTGTCCACAACCATTCGTTTAGATTGCCGTAGTCAAAGTCTTTAAGCACGGCACGAATTGCGTCGTTGTTATAGCCCGGCACGTCAATCAGTGCTTGCAAATCTTCTTGCGTCATGCGGTGACGCTCAACGATAAATCCTTCTTGTACATCCGAGCACCATGGAGCCCAGTAGAACATAAACGGATCGACGCGTTCCCACTCGTTGGTAATTTCTTCAGAAGGCGCAAGCTCTCCGTTCTGCCATGCCATGGTTTTGCGTTTACGCTTTACAGGGCCTTTAAGAACGGCGTACGGAAAAGTAACAACGTCATCAAGAAATGTATTTAACGCATCTGTCCAACCACCCTCAATGAGTTGGTCTTCCATCTTTAATTCCATGCGGTCAACACGCTCATTAGCTTCTTCGCGCAGGCGGCGCATAGCCGCGTCTTTCATCTGCTGTGCAGTTTCACGAAGTTGGTTTGGATCAGGAATCTGTCCACCTTGTTCCATCACTGCCTGCAACTGCTGCTGCATGCTAGCCATCAATTCATTAATTAACTCAGGCGGCAGTGTTGGCTCTGGCGTTGCCTCAAGGCTCCAAGGCTTATCTGTACCTGTACCAAGCAAAGTATCACGCAGCCAACTCGTAGCAGCGCGGCATTTCACAGAGGTCAAGTTAATGTAAATGTCTGAGCCGCCCTGACGCTTAATCTCAGCTAACTTGTCCGGGTTGTATTCACCGTTACGCTGCCGTAGACAATCAAGCATGCGCTCTTCAATTGTTCGTTTGGCTTCACGAGCAGACTCCCAGCGCTTTCGTGCGTGCGCAGCCAGCCCTTGGATAACAGGCGTAGCCTGCATCTCTGTGTTGCGTTTTTGAGATTCCCGCTCCAAATCGCGGGAACGAGCTACTGGAATGAGTGCGATGCCTGAAGCCATCAGTCGTCCTTAAATAGTTACCGCATTGTACCGCCCACTGTCAAGTGGTCAAGTGTATGCATATGAGGATTTTTTAATTTCTCGTTTTCCAGAGTTCATACCAACACCCCTCAAATTCATATCCATCAAAGAGTCTGCGTACTGGTTTGCGTCGTGAACGTGAGAAAACTCGTTTTTGTCTGGCCGATCTTCCATCTCGCCATTCTTTTTAATTTTGTACCGGTAGCCATACCTAAACCCTTTTATGAGCGAAGTACATGCCGGATCAATTAGATACAGTGCTTTACCTTCAAGCTGCTGCATGAGCAAGCGCTCTACCGCCTGAATTCGTAGCTCCGGCTTATTTGTAGGCGGCTTCACGCATTTAAACCCAGCTTCCCGCAAAACGTCAACCAGCGACATCTCGTTTAGCTGCTGCTTCGCGTACCCGGCCGGGTCAGGCGCAACTAAAAAGGTACACCCCTGCAAGTGATTGGCTATGTGGGGGTTGAGTTTTGTCCGAATAAAAGTCTCTATACCCATGTTCTCCGAGACCAGCTCTCCCAGCGTGACTACGCGCCCGCGAGGGTCTCGCTGCTTAAACACCGCAGCCGGCGTCCTTCCAAAGTCAAGCCCAATAATAATCGGATACTCCGCACCCCTAATTGGCTTGATTGCTTCTTTGGCTACATGGAACTCAGCAGTAAACGTTTTCTCGTACACCGGGGTTCCGGACAACGACCTACCATACTCCGACCTAAGGTAAACCCTAAGCCAGTCCTCGGTTTTACCCGGAATCAAGTTGGGATAGTACTGTTTGGGCAAGTGATCGTAGTTATCGCACTCTGGGTTGACACACCATTCCTGAGCATCTTTGTCTAGCAAAACCTCTTCAGGCTCTTCACCAAAACGCTCGGTGTATACAAGCGGTTTTAAAATTGCTGCCGGCTGTTTGCAGATAGACCAGTTGCTAGGCGGCTCTTCCATTTTGTTATGCCACCACGTATCTTCGTCTGGCATGTTGGTATCAAACAACGCGCACGACCGAGTGGGCCCACCGTCCTTCATTGAGGGGTACCGGTTCAAACGACCGAGCAATCCATCAACCACGTCTTGGTGTAACTCCCGCGCCTCATTCCCCCAAATAAAAGTTGTCTCCAAAGAAAGCGCTTTCCTAACGTCGTCTGGTGTATCAAGGGCAATGAATAGCCACTCCGATTCGACAGTGGTGCCGTCAGCTAATTTAGCCATCAGTATAAAGGTTTTTTCTACAGCCTTCCATATCCCGGCCTCCCCGGGCGGCAACCAGTCAAAGACTGTTTTACGTGTTGTAAGCGCCAGCTGATCCGCTGTGTTACGAACAATAACCGCCCGGGTCTTCCTGATGTTTTTCGCATTTGGAGCCTGCCCCATCGCTAGGCGTACCAGCTCATGCACGCACGTTACAGATTTACCGCCACCTACCGGCCCTGCCAACACCCGGACGTAGTTTTCGTCCAACATAAACTCACGCTGCGTCGCCGTCGGTTTGTAAACGCTCATTTAATTTCCTTGGTCTCTACATCCAATGTAACAGGTTGCATTACAGGCTGGTTGCTCAAGCTCATGGTCTGCCCACCACCCAAATCAATGGACAAAGTAAAACTAGGCCCTGTATTTTGAGACTTTTCTTCTTTGGGTTCAAGTCCACCAGCTTTGATAA